TCGCGGCCACCGAATGCCCGCTCTGTGGTAAAGTGTTGCTGCAGGACGAAGGCGAAGCGGGCGTGGATGCCGCTCCGCTCTCAGGCTTTGTCATGACCGAAATCGACCTGCTTAAACGCTCCAGCTTTGCATGGGTCGATCTCTTCGGCACGGACGATGCGCTGATGGCCACCGGCTTTACGGCCTGGGGCGGCATCTTCTGGATGGATGGGGTCTGGTACGCCATCGGCGGGGCAAAGGGCGAGCGGCCGCGCTTGTTGGGCGTCGGCGAACGCACCGTCTGCCTCGCGCAGGCCGACGACTGGCTCAACACCCACGAGAGTGATGAAAGCGCCTTCAAGACGCGAGGATGGCTGCGCCAGCCACCCACCGACAAGCAGCTGAAATACCTGCCGCCTGAATGCCGTCACGACTTCGGTCTGACGCGCTATCGCGCCTCGGCCCTGATGACCTTCGGCTTCAACAAGCGCGCCATCCAGGCGGCCGTAAATGCAGTGGCTGGTCCCGAACGGAGGGCGGCATGACCCATGAAACCAATAACCCTCATCACGGCCGAGGAGCGGCGTCGTCTCTGGCATCCGCGTGGAACGCTCTGTGCTGTCTGCCGGCAACCCACACGTGGTTTTGGCTGGCGCGATCCACACCGGTCGAAGCGGCCCCGGCCATCGGTCTGGTTCTGCTCGATGCCGTGCCAGGGCCTCTGGACGCGTTTGGCGCGGGAGCGTTTTGCCATGGTTGATCTGACCGAAGAAGAGCGCGCCGCCATCACCGCCACCATGAAACGCGTCGCACTGCTGATGGACGAGATCGGCTGGCAGACCGCCTTCGCGGATCTGACCGAGGCACAGGTGCGCGCCCTGATCGAGGAAGCCGTCGCGGGCTTCCGCGAGGCCATGGCCGACATCGCTCGAGCCCAGACACCGGAGGTGCCATTCTGATGCTGGATTTCAACCCACGCCCCTCCATGGCCGACCGGATCAACGCGCTGGTCGACGCGGCCCTCATCGCTGAGCGCGAGGCCACGCCACCCCGGACCTATCTCGGCGCGTCCCGCCTGGGGCATGCTTGCGAACGCGCGCTGCAGTTCGAGTTTGCCGGTGCGCCCAAGGATGAGGGTGCGGATTTCGGCGGGCAGACGTTGCGAATCTTTGCCATCGGCCACCAGCTCGAGGATCTCGCGATCCGCTGGCTGCGCGCGGCCGGGATCGATCTGGTGACCCAAAAGCGGGATGGCGGCCAGTTCGGTTTCTCGGTCGCAGGCGGTCGTATCCGGGGCCATGTCGACGGGATCATCGCCGATGCCCCGGCAGCGCTCGGCATGCGCGCGCCCGCGCTGTGGGAATGCAAGACCATGAACGCCAAGAACTGGCGCGCCTGCGTCAAGGACGGGGTCACGGTGTCCAAGCCCGTCTACGCCGCGCAGATCGCGATCTATCAAGCCTACATGGAGCCCTCGGTGCCAGGGATTTCGGCGGCACCGGCGCTGTTCACCGCTATCAACAAGGATACGGCCGAGCTGCACCATGAGTTGGTGCCGTTCGACGCCGATCTCGCGCAGCGCATGTCTGACCGCGCCGTTCGAATCCTGCAGGCCACCGACGCGGGCGAGTTGCCGCCCCGCATCGCCGCCAACCGCGATTTCTACGAATGCCGTTTCTGCGCACATGCCGAGCGGTGTTGGGGGCTGGCCACATGACCGATGAGCCCACCGACCCATCCAACCCCGAGCAGGACCCGGCCATGCGCGATGACACGACGCCCGATGTACCCCCGACGCCAGATGCACCCAAGGAAAACATCGTCCATTTCAATCCGTGGCGGGACTTCAATGACGCCGCGCCGCAGATCGACGTCTTTGGCGACGAGCCGGACCCTGCGCAGATCGCGCAATTCATGCAGGTTGTCTTCGGCTATTGCGACGGGCTGATCCCGGTCCGCAGTTTCATCGACAAGGGCCAAGGCATCGATGGCCGCCCGCATAACATCTGGCTCGAAGCAGATCAGGCCGCGCCCGAAAAGATGGCGACCTTCGCCACATGGGCCTCGCGTGAGGGCGCAGCCGTCTACGTGATCCCCGGCACCGTGGCCGCGCCCGGTCAGGCCAAGGCGGCAGAAATCCTGCAGATGCAGACCGTCGTCGTTGATCTCGACACCGGCGACATTGCCGCCAAGCGGGCCCATCTGGAGCGCCATCTTGGTGCGCCGACCATGGTGGTGGAAAGCGGTGGCGTGACGCCGGAGGGCCAGCGGAAAGCCCATGTCTGGTGGGCGCTGACCGAGCCTGCCGAGGGCGCAGACATCGCCCGTGTCTGCCGTCTGCGCGGTGACATCGCGGCAAAGGTCGGCGGCGACATGCATTTCCGCTCCGCTCACCAGCCGATCCGCGTGGCAGGCTCTGTCTATTACAAGAACAGCCTGAAAACGCAGGTCCGGATCGTCGAACTGAACGTCGACCGCGAGCGCGATCTGGCCGAGTTCATCGAAGCCGTGATCGACATGCCGCCCGCGCCGGGGGTGTCCCTGCAGCCCGAATTCACCCATCCCGACAAGCCCGCCATGGACGATGTGCTGGTCACGCCGGTGCGCGAGGGGGCGCAGGACGATTGGTCCCGCTTCGAGGGTGCGTCGGCCGCGATCGGCCATTTCATCCGCATGGTCCACGAGGGTCGGATGACCAAGGACGAGGGCTGGGAAGGCATCTGCGGCTACAACGCCGCGATGCTGCGGCCGCAATGGCCGGTTGATCGGCTCAAGCGCGAGTCCGAGCGGCTCTGGGAGCGGCATGTCGAGAAATACGGACCGCCCTTGGTTCGGCTGAATTCCGGCGCACCGGGCCCGCAGGAGATGCCTGCATTTACGCTCGGCACGCTGCTGGACGACCAGAGCCCGATGCCGGAGGACATCATTGCGCCGCGCGTGCTGACCCCCGGCGGGCTGCTGGTGCTGGGCGGCGCGCCCAAGGTCGGCAAGAGCGATCTGCTGATCTCCTGGCTCGTTCACATGGCGGCAGGTGTGCCGTTTCTTGGCTTCACCCCGCCGCGCCCACTGCGGATTTTCTATCTGCAGGCTGAAATCCAGTATCATTATCTGCGCGAACGCCTGAAGCAGATTGCGCTCCCGCCTGAGGTTCTGGCTGCCGCGCGCGACACCTTCGTCGCCACGCCAAAGCTGAAAATGTTGCTCGACACCGAGGGTAGCATGCGGGTTGCCCGGGCTGTCCAGACTGCTTTTCCTGATGCGCCAGTGGACATCATCTGCGTCGACCCGATCCGGAACCTGTTTGACGGCGGGCCCGATGGCGGCGGCGAAAATGACAACACCGCCATGATGTTCTTCCTGAAGGAACGGGTGGAGGTTCTGCGTGACCATATCGACCCCGACTGCGGGGTGATCCTGATCCATCACACCAAGAAGCTTTCGAAGCAGCAGGTGAAGGACGATCCCTTCCTCGCGCTTTCCGGTGCCAGCGCACTTCGCGGGTTCTACACCTCCGGCCTGATCCTGCATCGCCCCGACGAGGATTGCTCGCAACGAAAGCTGGAAATCGAGCTGCGTAACGGTCCGGCATTGCCCGCAAAGCTGATCGACAAGGTCGGCGGCCAATGGGTCGAGATCAACCCGATGAACGAGCGGCTGGTTCGCCAGGAGGTAGGGGCCAGGCATGATGCCGAGCGGGACCGCAAGGGAGGTGTGATCGTCAACATGATCGCCCAGCAGGCCGATCAGGGCAGGATGTTCACACCGAGCCAGTTCGCCGCGAAGTTCGAGAACCGGGGCAGTCTCGGCGGACAGACAGGCATCCGCCAACGGATCCATGTTCTCGCCACCAAGGGCCATGTGAAGTTCGTGCGAGGCGACCCGGCTGGCGATCTGGGTCTCAAGCGGGATCGCTCGAAGTTCGGCTATCTCTGCGTCCGGGACATGCATCTGCGCACCGATACCGAGGTCATCGACGAAGAGACCGGTGAGGTCTCCCCGGCCTTTGCCCGGGTGCTGCCGACCGACTTCATGTGCCCTCAGACCGGGGTGCTCCTGCCGGTCGAGAATCCGGAAATCTGGGTCGATCAGGACGAGGTCGAGGCATGATGTCAGCGTCCGAAACACCCTCATTCCAGAACACGGATCGTCCGAGATCTGGGCAGAACACGGCCCGTGTTCTGGGTCGCCGTGTTCTGGGTTCTGGAATTACTCGAATCGTATCAACGGGTTACGCCAGAACGCAGAACACAGATTGCGATCTGCCAACCCCTCATCCGTGTTCTGGAAATCGCGTAGCAATTTCAACCACTTATTCCAGAACGCAGAACACGGATTTTCCTACCCTAAGGGGTAGGTGTTTCCCCGCTGGGGGCGGGGAGACACCACCTACCCCGGGGCGATCTCATAGGGCCGACCAGAGCCCGTGCGAACCCGATCCGACGACGGCGGCCCGTACCGCCAAGCACATGACCGCCGTCGTCTTCCACCCCCGCAGCCAACCCGAAAAGGAGACCACGATGGCTGAAGCGACTCTGACCACCAATTTGCGGGAGGCAATCCCCGATCTACCGCTTGCCTTCCGGGCCAACCGCACATTGCTGGCGCTTGATCTCGGCACAACCACGGGCTGGGCCCTGCATGGCGCGGATGGGCTGATCACCAGCGGCACAGCATCGTTCCGCAATGGCCGGTTCGACGGCGGCGGTATGCGCTACCTGCGCTTCACGAATTGGCTGGGCGAGTTGGAGCGGTTGTCCGGAACTATCGCAGCCATCTGGTTCGAGGAGGTCCGTCGCCATGCAGGCACTGACGCGGCCCATGTTTATGGAGGCCTCATGGCGACGCTGACCGCATGGGCCGAGCTGCGTGGCGTGCCATACGAGGGCGTGCCCGTCGGCACCATCAAGAAACATGCAACTGGTAAGGGCAACGCCAACAAGGAGGCCATGATCACCGCCGCCCGGTCGCGCGGGTTCAGCCCGGCCGACGACAACGAAGCCGATGCCATCGCGATCCTGCTCTGGGCCATGGAAACCCACGGAGGTGCGCAATGACCGGCATGCGCTTCACGCCGAAAGGCTTTGGCGGCCATCGCCGCAAACCCGACGAGGTCAAACGCGATGGCTGGAAGGAACAGGGACTGCTGGCCGTCGCCATTGACGATGACCGGCTGACCTGGCCCGAGCGGGAACTGGTGCGCCAGCTTGGCGAGCGCCTCTACGGCAAACGGGAAAGGGAGGCGTGCTATGAGTGAGTGGACAACCACACGGGTGGAGGATCGACTGGAGAGCGCCGCCGACGTCTTCCGCAGCTTGCCCGGCGTCATGCCGCAGGGCTTCTTCAACGCGTGGCCCGAGTATTTCCACAGCTTCGCGGACAAGGTTGGTCAGGAGCCGCAGATGCGACGGCCCCGGCCGGGCCCGCGCCAGATCTCGCAAGCCGAGGAGGCGTTGCTCTGGCTGCGCTGGCTGGAGCGGGACGATGCCCGGATCGTCTGGCTGCGTGCCGAACGCACGCCGTGGAAACCGATCTGCTGGGAGATGGGCATCAGCCGCCCGGCGGCCAACCGCCATTGGCAATACGGCGTCGCGCTGATCACCTGGCGGCTCAATGGGCGCATGCCGCCTTCGAAGCGGTCACAGCGCTTCGTGGTCGAGAACGCGAACAACCTGTCAAGAAAAATCGTCCTGTGACAGAATTTTTGGAGAGACATCGCAACGGGTTACAGTTTCCGGCTGAGAGGCTACAAATTGGATATACTCGGGAGAGGAGCGCGCAGGCAGAGGCCTCGCAGCTGGCTTCCGGGGTCCAGCGAAGGATCCAACCGGAGTCCAATCGGCTAAACCATTGAATTCTTGGTTCCTTCTGGGCGACTTTCGTATGCTGGCGGGCGAAGCGCGCAATATCGCCAGCGACAGGGCCGGTTTTTTGGGAAGCCACCCCGGCGGGCATCCACCCGCGACCTGCTGAAAACCACAACAAAACAAACTTTTGGAGCCGGACACCCCGGCGGCCGCTGGACCCTTTGCGGAGTCCAGGCTGGCGGCCGGTGTCCGGAGTCCAGGGGTCCACCCCATTGAGGCGAACCGACATCATGACGCTGAGCTTTGCCCCGGACGCGATTGAGACCTGGCCGCTGGCCAAGCTCCAGCCCTACGCGAAGAACGCCAAGGCGCATGGCGCAGATCAGGTTGCGAAGATCGCCGCCAGCATGGCCGAGTTCGGCTGGACCGTGCCTTGCCTCGTGGCCGAGGACGGAGAGTTGATAGCGGGCCATGGCCGGGTGCTGGCCGCGATGCAGCTCGGACTGACCGAAGCGCCGGTGATCGTGCTCGGGCATCTGACCGAGGCGCAGCGGCGGGCCTACCGGATCGCCGACAACAAGCTGACCGAACTCGGCACCTGGGACGAGGCGCTGCTGTCGGCCGAACTGAACGATTTGCTGGCCGAGGATTTCGACCTGTCGTTGGTCGGCTTCTCTGACGGTGAGTTGGACAAGCTGCTGGCCTACGTGCCGGAGGGGGACGGCGAAGAAGGGGGCACCGGGGGCTCCGTGCCGCCGGTGACCATCCCCGAGCCGCCGCGCAACCCTGCCTCGCGGACCGGCGATCTGTGGATCCTCGGCGATCATCGGTTGCTGTGCGGTGACAGCACCAGCGCCAATGATGTGCGCCGTCTGATGAATGGCGAGCGGGCGATCCTGTTTGCGACCGACCCGCCGTATCTGGTCGATTACGACGGTTCGAACCATCCGACGCGCAATAAGGATTGGTCGGCGTCCTATGGCACGACCTGGGACGACAGTTCGCAGGGGGCCGAACTTTACGACGGCTTCATCGCGGCCGCCGTCGCGGAAGCCATCGCCGAAAATGCAGCCTGGTATTGCTGGCACGCCTCGCGCCGCCAGGCGATGCTGGAGGCCTGTTGGGAAAAGGTCGGGGCCTTCGTCCATCAGCAGATCATCTGGGTGAAGGACCGCGGGGTTCTCACCAGATCGCATTACCTCTGGAAGCACGAGCCCTGCTTCATGGGCTGGCGCCGCCCGAACCGCCCGCCAAAGGTGGCAGAAGAAACTCTTCCGTCGACATGGGCGCTGCCCAGTTTCGCAAAGGATGACCGTCCGGACCATCCGACACCGAAGCCGCTGGACTCCTTCGGGATCCCGATGCGCCAGCATGTGGCGCGGGGCGGGCTTTGCTATGAGCCGTTCTGTGGTTCGGGTTCGCAGATCATGGCGGGCGAGGCCAATGGCCGCCGCGTCTTCGCGATGGAGATCAGCCCGGCGTACATCGACGTGGCCGTGGAGCGCTGGCAGGCCGACACCGGTCGCGAGGCGATCCTCGACGGCGATGGCCGGACCTTCGCGGCCGTGAAAGCTGAACGGCTGGGCGACGACGCCGAAGACCCGGCCGAAACGCCGGACGCAAAAGCCGATCCCGAACCGACCCGCAAACGCAAATCCGCAGCCTGAGGTATGCATGACCTGGCTTTACATCCCTCCGGAGGCGATTCCGGAACCCCAGACGCATGCCTCTTCGGCCTGTCCCTTTGCTCTGGCGCAGGCGGGCTCGACCTCGGGCTTGCCATCGCCATCCCCGGATATCGTGCTGTGGGCCATGTCGAACGGGAAACCTTCGCCGCAGCCACTCTCGTGGCGCGGATGGAAGACGCGGCCTTGGATCGCGTGCCTGTCTGGGACGACGTTGCCAGCTTCGACGGCCGCCCATGGCGCGGCGCGGTGGACATCGTCACTGCGGGTTATCCGTGCCAACCGTTCTCCATTGCAGGCCGACGGCTCGGCAGCGAAGACCCGCGCCACCTCTGGCCGCATGTCGCGCGCATCATTGGCGAGGTTGAGCCGCCCTTCGTCTTCCTCGAGAATGTCGCCAATCATCTCCGTCTTGGCTTCCCCGAAGTCGCCGGAGGGCTGGTCGGCATGGGCTACAAGCTTGCGGCAGGTCTCTTCACTGCGGCGGAAGTCGGCGCGCCCCACAAGCGCGAGCGGCTCTTCATCCTCGCCATCCGCGAGGGGGACGAGCTGGCCGACCCCGCGCGCCTGCTCTGGAACCCGGTCGAGTGGCGGGAACCGGACGGAACTGCTGCGGCTGTGGCCGACACCCCGCGCCAGCGCCAACGAGAACCGGCAGACGAAGCCGACGCCGTCGCAGGAAGCGGGCCAGCACGGGATGAACCTGGCGACGACCGCCGCGATGTGGCCGACGCCGCAGATCGACAGTTTCCGCAGCCGGGGTGGCGAGCGGCGCGAAGAGAAGGGTCTGGACCGGATGGCGCGGGACTGGCCAACGCCGATGGCGAACGACGGCTGCAAGCCGAGCGCGGGCAACCGCAAGACGGCCGACCTGACCCATGTGGCGGGAATGTGGATGACGCCGACGGCGCGGGATCACAAGGATGGGGCGACGACATTGGAGAACACGCCAGTCAACGGCCTGCTTGGCCGCCAGGTCCTGGTGATGAAGGTGGCTGGGAGCGATACCTCCGAGCCGCGCCGGACCTTGAACCCGCTGTTCGTCGAGGCGCTGATGGGCTGGCCCACCGGGTGGACCGGCTTCGCCTCTGTGGCAACGGGGTGGTGCCACTGGTTGCAGCGCATGCGCTGCGAACTTTGGCGGCTGAACTGCTGGCCGATGGATGAGGTGGCGGGATGAAGCAATCGCGCGCCATGTCGCTGGTCGAAGCCGTCACCAATGTGGTTGTGGGCTACGGCGTTGCGGTCGTCACGCAGATCCTGATCTTCCCGATCTTCGGGCTCCACACGACGCTGGCCCAGAACCTGAAGATGGGCGCCATCTTCACCATCGTGTCGATCGGTCGGTCGTTCGCCTTGCGGCGGCTGTTCGAGACGATCCGGGCACGGAGATCTTGAGGCTTCCAAGACTACAATCTCGGTGTCCTCAATGACATTGATGCATTAGGCTCGGACTCACGGGGAGGTTGCGACCAAGATGGCAGGTGGACAGGATCACTGGGACGAGGTCTACGGCGCGCGCTCGGAAGATGAACTGACATGGTTCGAAGCGACGCCGTCAGTGTCGCTCGATCTCGTCCGAACCCATCTTCATCCCGGCGAAGCGTTCATCGACATCGGCGCTGGCGCGTCGCGGCTCATGGACGCGCTGCTCGAGGCGGGTCTCGGCCCTCTCACTGTACTTGATCTTTCCGGGGCTGCGTTGGCTGTCAGCAGGCGACGTCTCGGCCCTAAATGTAGCAACGTGACATGGATCGAAGCGGACATCGCGACGTGGGTGCCTGAACGGGACTATGCGGTCTGGCACGACCGCGCGGTGTTTCATTTTCTCATCCGGGCCGAGGATCGCGCCGGTTACGCGCGCGCGATGTCCGAGGCCCTCCGTCCGGGTGGAATCGCGATCATCGCAACCTTCGCCGATGACGGGCCCGAAAAGTGCTCGGGGTTGCCGATTGCGCGCTACGCGCCGGAGGATCTGGCGCGGGAACTCGCGCGTCTGCTGCCGGGCCAGTTCGAGACCATCGATGCCAGACGACACATGCACGTCACGCCGAAGGGTAACCGGCAGAGCTTTCAGTACAGCGTGTTTCGGAAGGCGGTCCCCTGAGAGGAAAACCGTCGCCCCGGGGGGACGGCGGTCATCATTTTGCCGGGCATGGATGCGTCAGGCGGCGGGGAGTTTGTAAACGCGCCCCCGATCCTCGACCTTCTCCGAGGTCACCTCGAGCCCGAGTTTCTTCTTCAGCGCACCGGACATTGCACCGCGCACCGTGTGCGACTGCCAACCGGTCGAGGCCATGATCTCATCTATCGTCGCGCCGTCCGGCGCGCGCAGCATTGCGATCAGCGTCGCCTGCTTGGTGCCCTCGCGCGGCGCGCGTGACTTTGGCGTGGCGTCGGTCTTGGTGGGGCTGTCTGTCGCGTTTTTAGCGTCCTCGTGTTCGATGCCGATGGCGGCGAGGCCAGCGTCGGTGGCGACCAGTGTGACGCCATGGCCGTCGCCGGTCTCGCGCCAGACGGGCTCGCCCTTGCGCATGTCGACCTCGACCTCTTCGAGGAAGCTCTTGGCGATCATCGCGCTGACCACCTTGGCGGCGGCTCCGCCGCGCAGGCTCTCGGGCAGCGGCAGTGCAATGCGGTCTCCGTTCTGGGCCGCGCGCGACAGGATGATCGTCTGGGTGTCGGAAAGCTTGGTCATGGGATCGTCTCCGTGTTCGGACCGCGACCGTCGCGGTCTTCTACGACCCCAAGCCGCGCAGGGCGCGCGGCCGGAGTTCGGGCGGAGGCCCGAGGTCAGATCAGCCCAAGTTCGTGCAAGAGCGCTGCGGCGGCGGGCAGTTGGTCGGTGGCGACGTCGATGGCGATGGTCATGCTGTCGGCGGTGAGGCGGGCGGAAATATCGGCCTCCTCGCGGAGCGATGCTTCGATCTCGTCGAGAACCGCCGGGATGCGGCTGGTGTCCCAAGGTTCGTTGAGGCCGCGAATGGCGATGCGTATGGTACTGGCTTCCATGGCGTTTGCTCCGTTCATTCCGCGTGCTCGCCTTCGCTGAAAGTGCTGTCGGTGATGCGCTTCAGGAGGCTTGCGTAATGCTCAAGGGTGCCGACATGACCCCAGTTGATCTCGTCGGGGTGGGCATTGAAGTGGTCGTCGCTCAGGCTTGCCAAGCGGGCCAGCAACTCGTCGATCTCGGCTTTCTTGCTCATGAAGGCATTCAATGCCGCCTCCTTGTTGCGACGCGCCTTCTCTGCACGCAGTTGGTGGCGGGGTGTGGTGATCGGGTTCAGGCGGGTCATCGCGGTCACTCCGTGGTGAGTTGCATCGTATTCGTAGGATCACGTTCGCTCTGATTGGGAGGCTTATCAACTACATAAGCACATGATTTTTAATGATAAGCGGAGCGCGCAATGGAGGGTCTGAGCGAGCGCCAATATGCCGCCCGCGTCGGCCTTTCACGCGGCGCAATCCAGAAGGCCAAGGCGACGGGGCGGCTGGTTCTGCATGGCGATGGCAGCATCGACGCGGCGGCCAGCGATGCCTTGCGCGCCGAAGCGACCGATCCGTCGAAGACCCGCAAGGCGCCCCAGCCAAAACTGAAGCCCGTTCCGGAGGCGGCGGTATCCGCCGTAGGCGAAACGCTGCGCGAACAGGGCTTGGCGGCACCTCCCGTCGGCAGCGGCACCACCTTCCTGCAGGCCAAGACGGCGAACGAAGTGCTGAAGGCGCAGGAACGCCGTCTCCGGCTGCAGAAGCTGAAAGGCGAACTGATCGACCGGGCCCGCGCTCTGTCGCTGGTCTTCCGGCTGGCGCGGCAGGAGCGCGATGTCTGGGTCAACTGGCCCGCCCGTGCCGCCGCGTTGATGGCGGCAGACCTCGGCGTGGAGCCCGCTGCGATGCAGAAGGTCTTGGAGAAACATGTCCGTGCCCAGCTCGACGATCTTGCCGAGGTCAAACCCGATCTCCGGTGAGGACAACTTCGACGGCGCGGCAGAGATCCTGCGCGCCTGGGGAGCGGGCCTCACGCCGGACCCCGACCTGACGGTTTCGGAATGGGCAGACCGGCACAGGATGCTTTCAGGCCGCGCATCGGCGGAGCCGGGTCGGTATCGCACCGCCCGCACGCCCTACATGGGCGAGATCATGGACCGGCTGTCGCCCGGCGATCCAACACAGCGGATCGTATTCATGAAGGCGGCGCAGGTCGGCGCGACGGAGGCGGGAAACAACTGGATCGGCTTTGCGATCCACCAGGCGCCGGGCCCGATGCTTGCTGTCCAGCCCACTGTTGAACTGGCCAAGCGCAACTCGCGCCAGCGGATCGACCCGCTGATCGATGAGAGCCCGGAACTGCGGGAACGGGTCAAACCTGCGCGTTCGCGCGACGCGGGCAACACCATGCTGTCGAAGGAATTCGCGGGCGGCATCCTGATCATGACCGGCGCGAACTCGGCGGTCGGGCTGCGCTCGACTCCAGCGCGCTACATCTTTCTGGACGAGGTGGATGCCTATCCGGCGTCCGCTGACGATGAAGGCGATCCGGTCACTTTGGCGGAAGCGCGATCATTGACATTTGCCCATCGGCGCAAGGTGTTCCTGGTCTCGACGCCGACAATCCGGGGGCTCAGCCGGATCGAGCGCGAGTTCGAGGCCAGCGACCAGCGCCGGTTCTTCGTGCCATGCCCACATTGCGGTCAGGAACAGTGGCTCAAGTTCGACCGGCTACGTTGGCAAAAGGGGCGGCCGGAGACGGCTGAATATCACTGCGAAGGCTGTGACGCGGCAATCGCGGAACATCACAAGACTGCCATGCTGGAGGCTGGCGAATGGCGGGCGACCGCCGTTGCCGCCGATCCGGCGACGGTCGGGTATCACCTCTCGGCGCTCTATTCGCCGATTGGCTGGTTGAGCTGGGAGCGGATCGTGCGGGCATGGGACGCGGCGCAGGGGTCGGACGAGGCGATCAAGGCCTTCCGCAACACGATCCTCGGCGAGACTTGGGTCGAGACCGGCGAAGCGCCGGACTGGCAGCGGCTCTATGACCGGCGCGAGCGCTGGACATCCGGCACCGTGCCTGCGGGCGGGCTGTTCCTGACGGCAGGCGGCGATGTGCAGAAAGACCGGATCGAGGTCGATATCTGGGCTTGGGGCCGAGGGCTGGAAAGCTGGCTCGTCGATCACATCGTGATCGAAGGCGGTCCCGACCGGCATGAGGCCTGGGGCGACCTGACTGAATTGCTCGGCCGGACCTGGCTGCATGAACGCGGCGCGCATCTGAAGATCGCGCGGCTTGCCATCGATACCGGCTACGAGGCCCCGGCGGTCTATGGCTGGTCACGGGCGCAGGGGTTCGCGCAGGTGGCGCCTGTGAAAGGCGTTGAAGGGTTCAATCGGGCAAGTCCGGTCTCCGGGCCCACCTATGTGGACGCGACCGAGGGCGGCAAACGTCTGCGCCGCGGGGCACGGCTCTGGACGGTCGCGGTGTCGACCTTCAAGGCCGAAACCTATCGGTTTCTGCGGCTGGAACGGCCGACCGAGGAGGAACGCGCTGACGGCGCTGTATTCTCACCCGGCACGGTTCACCTACCGCATTGGGTTGAGAACGAATGGCTCAAGCAGTTTGTGGCCGAGCAGCTGGTGACGGTCCGCACGAAGCGCGGCTTCGCCCGGCTGGAATGGCAGAAGCTGCGCGAACGCAACGAGGCGCTGGACTGCCGGGTCTATGCCCGCGCTGCCGCCTGGATCGCGGGGGCCGATCGCTGGACCGACGAGAAATGGCGCGACCTCGAGGATCAACTCGGCGTTGCCGACGCCTCGGCGGATCCCGCGGGGCAGATCAACAGGCAAGCGCAGACCGCGCAGGGGAAACGCCAATCCGACTGGCTCGGACGGCGCGGAGGGTGGTTTTGAACATGGCGGACTGGACGGAAACCGAGCTGTCGGCGCTGCGCCGCGCCTATGCCAGCGGCACGACTCGGGTGAGCTATGACGGAAAATCCGTCGATTATGGCTCGTCCGAGGATCTGCTGGCCCGCATTCGCACGATCGAACGCGCTATCGCCGGAACGACACGGCCACTGCCGGTCGCTGGTCTCGCGGGCTTCTCGCGTGGGGATCGGTGATGTCGGCCAACTGGTTTGATCATGCGATTGCCTCGGTGGCACCGCGCACGGCAGCCCGTCGTGTGCTGGCGCGGCAGGCGTTTGAGACCCTGACGCGGGGTTATGACGGCGCCGCGAAAGGGCGGCGGACGGAGGGCTGGCGCGCGCCGGGCACCTCGGCCGACACCGAGGTTGGCGTGGCCGGGGCGCTCTTGCGGGATCGGATGCGCGATCTGGTGCGGAACAACCCACATGCGGCCAAAGCCGTGGCGGTGCTGGTCAACAACATTGTCGGTGCGGGCATCATGCCGCGCGCGGCGAGCGGCAATGACAAGCTGGATAGAAAAGTCGACACGTTATTTGCCCGGTGGTCGGACGCCGCCGACGCGGACGGCCAACTCGATTTCTACGGGCTCCAGACGCTGATCTGTCGCGAAATGGTCGAGGCTGGTGAGGTTCTGGTACGTCGACGTCTGCGCCGCGCAGCGGATGGCTTGCCTGTCCCGTTGCAATTGCAGGTGCTGGAAGCCGACTTCCTTGATGCCACGAAGTCAGGCGGTCTGGGCGCTGGTCGCCTCGTGCAAGGGATCGAGTTCGACCTGGTTGGCAAACGCCGGGCCTATTGGCTGCACGCCGAACACCCCGGCGACGCCTATGGTGCCTTGCAGAACGGGTTGCAAAGCCGTCCGGTCCCGGCGAGCGAGATTGCTCATGTCTATGAAAAACAGCGCACGCAAGCGCGCGGCGTGCCCTGGGGCGCGCCGGTGATCCGCAGTTTGCGCGATCTCGACGACTACGAGGTGGCTGAGCTAGTCCGCAAGAAGACCGAGGCTTGCGTCACAGCTATCGTTTTTGGTGACGACGAGGCCCAGCAGGGCATCGCGCCTTCGGTGGTGGATGCTGACGGCAACCGGGTCGAGCAGTTCGAGCCGGGGCTGATCGCCTATGCGCGCGGCGGCAAGGACATCCGGTTCAACCAGCCCTCCGCCACCGGCGGCTACGGCGAATACAAGCGGGCCAGCCTGCACACGATCTCGGCCGGGTTCCGGGTGCCGTATGAATTGCTGACCGGCGATCTCAGCCAGGTGAACTATTCCTCGATCCGGGCGGGGCTCGTGGAGTTCCGCCGCCAGATCGACGCCGTGCAATGGCAGCTGTTCATTCCGATGTTCTGCGCCCCGGTTTGGCGCTGGTTCACCGAGGCCGCATGGGCGGCGGGCCAGATCCCATCGCCGGATGTACCCGTCGAATGGTCTCCACCGAAGTTCGAGGCTGTCGATCCGCAGAAGGACGCGATGGCGAACCTGCTGTCGATCCGCTCAGGCACGATGACGCTGGCCGAGGTGATCGCGAAGCAGGGCCGGAACCCCGACGCGGTGCTGGCCGAGATTGCCGCCACAAACGCCAAGCTCGATGCGCTTGGGTTGGTGCTCGACAGCGATCCGCGACGAGTCACCAAGACCGGGAGCGCCCAAACAAACGATCCGGCGAACGATCCCGCCGACGACGACCCTGCCGCTGACCCGGAAAGCGATCCGGCCGACGACTCCGATACGGACCCGGCGCGGCCCGACTCCGACGAACAGGACTGACCAACATGGACACGATGATCGAATTACCGGCCCTGCGCCGGTCGGCGGAGCTTGCGCCAAACTCAGCTGATACTGAAGCCCGCACCGTCGAGGTGATCTGGTCGGCGGGCGCGCGTGTTCGCCGGTCGACCTTATTCGGCGAGCCCTATGACGAAGAGCTGAGCCTCGACCCGACCCATGTGCGGCTTGATCGTCTGAACGCGGGCGCGCCCTTCCTGAAGGTGCATGAGATCGACACGCTCGACGCCGTGATCGGCTCGGTCGTGCCGGGTTCGGCGCGTATCGAAAACGGTCGCGGCATTGCGCAGGTCAGGATTAGTGAGCGCGCGGACGTCGAACCGATCTGGCGGGACATCCAGGCCGGGCACATCCGCGCGGTCTCCATCGGCTACCAGGTCCATCGCTTCGAAGTGTCCAAACCTGAAGCGGCCCGAGAACTCTGGCGGGCGGTCGACTGGACGCCCTTCGAGGTGTCCGCCGTGCCTGTTGGCGCGGACCCTGCCGCAGGCTTCCGTGCCCAATCCCCCCTTCACGACTGCGTCCTCCATCGCCGGGACGTCTCACCCACCCAAACAGGAGCCATCCCGATGACGGACAAACTCAACGCACCGGCCGCAGAGGCCAAAGACCAGCCTAGCGACACTCTCGCGACCGAGGACACCACCATGACTGAGCCGAAAACGCCTGTAGCTGAGCCGAAGGTCGCTGCCGTTGAGACCCGGACGCAGCCGAAGCCGCAGAAGCCCGACACTGCCGCAGCACCCGATACAGAAGCTGTCGTGACCCGCGCCCGCGAGACGGAACGCGACCGCGTCTCCACGATCTACGATCTGGCTGGCCGTCTGAACCTCGAGCGCAGCTTTGCCGAGGATCTGGTCAAGCGCGGCATAGATATCGGCGAGGCCCGCCGTCTGATCCTCGATCAGGTGGCCGCGAAATCCGAGGAAACCCGCACTTTCAGCCAGGTGTCGATCCCGCTGGGCGGCCGCGATGAGGCAATTACCCGCCGCGATGCCGTCGCGAATGCGCTGCTGCACCGCTACAGCCCGACACTCTTCACTCTGGAAGATGCCGCCCGCCAGTATCGTGGCATGACGCTCATGGAACTGGCCCGCGAGAGCCTCGGCAATGCCGGGGTGAACACCCGGGGCCTGTCTCGCGACGAGGTGGCGACGCGGGCGCTGCATTCGACCTCGGACTTCCCCGAGATCCTGTCGGCGGTGACCAACAAAACCCTGCGGCAGGCCTATGACGCCTATCCACGGACCTTCATGCTGTTCTGCCGCCAGGTGCTCGCCACCGACTTCAAGGCAATGCACCGTGTCCAACTCGGCGAAGCGCCGCAGCTGCTCGAGGTCGGCGAGAGCGGCGAGTTCAAGCGCGGCACGCTCGGTGAGAGCAAGGAGAGCTACAAGGTCAAGACCTATGGCCGGGTGGTCGCGATCACCCGCCAGACCCTGATCAACGACGATCTCGACGCCTTCACCCGGATCCCGGCGATGTACGGCAACTCCATCGCCCAGCTCGAGTCGGACGTGGTCTGGGGGGTCATCACCGCCAACCCGGCGATGGCCGACGGCAACGCGCTGTTCCACACCACCCACAAGAACCTCGCGGGCACAGGTGCGGCGCTGGCCGTCGAGGCGGTCGGTGCGGCCCGCGCCGCCATGGCCAAGCAGACCGGCCTCGACAAGAAGACGGTGCTGAATGTCCGCCCGGCCTTCCTGATCGTGCCCGCATCGCTGGAACTGAAGGCGGAACAGATGGTTGCGCAGAACCTCGTGCCCGCCGCAACCTCCAACGTTGTGCCACAGTCGATCCGCACGCTGGCGCCGATCAGTGAACCCCGGCTTGATGCGGTCAGCGAAACGGCTTGGTATCTGGCGGCCAGCCCGAACCAGATCGACACCATCGAGTACGCGTATCTCGAGGGCCAGCAGGGCGCGTACATCGAGACCCGCAACGGCTTCGACGTCGACGGCGTCGAGATCAAGTGCCGCCTCGACTTCGGGGCCAAGGCCATCGACTGGCGCGGCCTCTACAAGAACCCGGGCGCATAAACCGGGCCACCTCTGAAGTCTCACCCCTGACGGGCGGTCCAATCGGGCCGCCCGTTCCCTTTTGCAAAGGATCCCGCAATGAAAAACTACGTCCAGCCCGGCAACACCATCACCCTGACCGCGCCCTATGCCGTGACCTCCGGTGACGGCCTGCTCGTCGGCTCCATCTTCGGCGTGGCCGCCGGGGATGCTGCAAATGCCGAGACGGTCGAGGCGGCCCTAATCGGAGTCTTCGACCTCAAGAAAGTCGCGAGCCAAGCCTGGTCCACTGGTGACAAAGTCTATTGGGACAACACCAACAAGGAAGCCACCAAGACCGCCACGGCGAATACGCTGATCGGCGCGGCGACGGAGGCCGTCGCTGGCGGCGCTGGTGACGTGATCGGCCGGGTGCGCCTGAACGGCACATTCTAATGTCCGCTTTTGCGGCCATCGTGGATGCGCTGTTCGCGGATCCCAATATCGGGCGAGAGGCGGTCTACACCTCCGATGGCGGTGCACCCGAGTTGGTGCGCCTCGTTCCCCGGCAGGCTGATGCGATCACCGACTTCGGCGACGCACGGCTTTGGTCCGAAACCACGCGGGTCGACCTGCGCGTGGCCGAGGTGCCTAATCTGCGCCCCGGTGATCGGATTGAAATGGACGGCGACGCCTTCCTCATTCAGGGCGAACCGGTGCGAGATCGTGAGCGGCTCATCTGGACCGTGGACCTGAGGCCCGCGTGAAGCTCAAGCTCGACATCGATCCCGACATCGTCGCGATGATGGCGGCCGAGGTCGCAGCGGGCGAACGCGCCGTGACCGCCGCCATTCGCGAGGCCGGAACCGGGCTGAAGACCGCGTGGCGGTTGCAGATCACCGGCGCCGGGCTCGGCACGCGGCTGGCCAACTCCATCCGCAGCCAGAACTTCCCGAGGTCGGGCGAGAGCCTGGACGCGGCAGCGCTGGTCTGGTCCAAGGCACCGGTCATCGTTGGCGCACACGATACGGGGCCGCTAATCCGCTCGAAAAACGGGTTCTGGCTGGCGATCCCGCTGCCCGCCGCAGGCAAGTCGCTGCGCGGCGGCCGCATCATCCCCGGCGAATGGGAGCGGCGTCGCGGGCTGCGCCTGCGCTTCGTCTATCGGCGGACGGGGCCGAGCCTGCTGGTGGCAGAGGGCAGGCTGAACACGAAAGGCCAGGCGGAGGTGTCGCGGTCGAAGACCGGCCGCGGAAAGGTCACCGCGCCGATCTTCCTGCTCGTGCCGCAGGTTAAGCTGCCGAAGCGGCTGGATCTGAGTCGGGATGCAGATCGAGCGCTGGATAGCGTGCCGGGGCTGATTGTGGCGAACTGGGTGGAGGGCCGAACTGGTCTGGCGTGATTATGGAAATTCAGAATCCCCCCAGCAAATGCGCGCTCCGGGATCGATTTCGCTAAGCTACTGCATGCAGGAAAGCTTTTCCCAGAGGAGAGATTCGTACAGCTACGATTTCTTGGTCCGGGTCAAATTCATGATGGCCGGGGCTACCGAATATCCCGACTTGTTTCGGCTCAGGCTCTTTCGAGCTATCGACGTAGCGCTTGGTTGCTTCATTGTACGATGGGTAGATCAGCCCCAGTCGCAGAAGGTTGAAAACTGATACCTCTTTGTCCCCGCTGCTGAAGAACGAACCTTTGTCAGTGAGGCGGTTCATTTCGATCTTTTCCTCACCAATGCCAAGCCATCCCGATGAGATTCCTTCAGCCTGCTTCAGGATGGAGGCGTCGGTGGGAGCTAATTCTGAAAGGATCGTGACGAAAGAGCGTTCAATTCTCGGACCGTCTTGTTCCATGGCGTTCGCGAGGAGATTCGCCCAAAGATCGTGAATTTCATCGCTGTCCGCTAGTGTGGCGTTTTCCAGAAGTGGAACGGCGATTCCTGGAGGAACGGCCCTCATGTTTTTGGTGCCACGCTCCAATAGTAGACGTTCTGTCTTCTCGACCAGTAGCACCGCCTTCTCAATTCTGTAGAACTTCAATCGATCGGCGACTAGACCTACACCATCTTCGATCATCCCGCCAAAAACACGGTTGAAAAATCCCCCGGTATCGCGAAGCGCATCGATAGCCTTGCCAGATGTCTTAGCGACTTCCTTAGTCGCATCAGCGACCTTTCCAACCTGTTCTAGCTCGTCGGACACTTATGATTTCCCGAGTAACGGCGGCAACTCTTCGAGCCTATCGCGTTGGAAGCTAGAAATAAATGGGACTCTTAAGACCCTTGCTCTTGCCCGAAGCAAGACACCCTCTAATGCTGGACACGGCAACCCATGCCCACTCACCGCGAAACCATCCTCGCCGCGCTGCATGCGCGGCTCTCGGCGCTGCCCGCCACTGCGCTCCGCGGCGACGTGCTGCCAGAGCGCGTACCGGCCTCGGGGCTGCTGATCCTGCGCGACGGCGAGCCGGGGGAGCCGGAGGTCACGCTGTCGCCGCTCGCCTACCACTACCAGCACCGCGCCGAGATAGAGGCGGTTGTGCAGGGCACCGACCGTGACGCCGTCTTCGACACGCTGACCGCCAGTATTGGGGCAGCAATTGCAGCCGACCGCACGTTGGGCGGTCTCTGCGACTGGGTCGAGGCGGAAGCGCCGCGTCCGGTCGATCTGCCTGTCGAGGGTGCGGCCAGCCTGAAGGCGGCCGTGATCCCGGTGGTGCTGCATTATTCCACGGCCGACCCGCTCGGCTGACTCCGACAACCCGAGGAGAACACAATGGCACGAGCCCAAGGGGCGCGGGCGCAGATGGCGCTTGCGTTCGAGACGACCTATGGAACGCCCCCGGTGGGCGGCTTCACAAAGATGCCCTTCGCCAGCACCTCGCTCGGCGCAGAGCAGCCACTGCTCAATTCCGAACTCTTGGGCTACGGCCGCGATCCGCTGGCACCGATCAAGGATGCGGTGACCGCCGATGGCGATATCGTGGTGCCGCTCGACGCCGAGGCCTTCGGGTTCTGGTTGAAGGCGGTCTTTGGCGATCCAACCACGACTGGCACCGGCCCCTGGACCCATGAATTCCAGTCCGGTGCCTGGACGTTGCCCAGCATGTCCATCGAGACTGGCATGCCTGAGGTGCCGCGTTTCGCAATGTACTCGGGTTGCGTACTGGACCAGATCAACTGGCAAATGCAGCGTTCAGGGCTGCTGACCGCGACGGCGCGGCTGGTGGCACAGGGCGAGACGGTCGGCACGACCACCAGCGCTGGAACGCCCGCCGCGTTGGAACTGAAGCGCTTCGGCCATTTCAACGGAGCCATCACCCGCAACGGCTCTGCCCTCGGCAACGTCGTCTCGGCCGACATCACATATGCCAACAATCTCGACCGCATCGAGACCATCCGTTCGGATGGTCGGATCGATGGGGCAGACCCGTCCATTGCCGCGCTGACCGGGTCTATCGAGGTCCGGTTCGCCGATCAGACGCTGGTGACACAGGCGATCAATGGCGATCCCTGCGAGCTCGAGTTTGCCTATGTGCTGCCCTCTGGCGAGAGCTTCACTTTCACTGTGCACGCTGTCTATCTGCCGCGCCCCCGGATCGAGATTTCCGGGCCGCAGGGTGTGCAGGCCACCTTCGACTGGCAGGCGGCCCGCGACAGCACGGTCGGTCGGATGTGCACCGCCACCCTCGTGAATGATGTGGAGATCTATTGAGTATCCGTCATTGGCAAGCGGGTCTTTCGGCCCAGAGACGGTCGGCTTTGATGAGTGCGTTCGCGGTCTCGATAAGCTTGCGCATGAGCGCCACCAGCGCGACTTTTGCGGGTTTTCCGGCTTCGCGCAGTTGCTGATATTTGGCCTTGAGATCAGGGTTGAACCGCATTGCAACGAGCGCAGGCATGTATAGTGCATCGCGCAGGGGTTTGCGGCCGCCGCTGATGAAGGCCTTGCCCTTCCACTGGCCAGATTCCCGCGTGTGGGGAACCAACCCGGCAAGGCACCCAGCCTGCTTTCGATCCAGCGTGCCAATTTCGGGCATGAAGGTCAAAATCGCAGCAGCGGCAATTGGGCCGATCCCTGGGATCGAGCCCAGGATGTCGCGTTTGCGTGCCGTCGATTCGTCCTCGGCGATGCGGCGTGCGATCTCCGCGTCGAGCTCAGCAAGCTGGCGTTCTACCAGCGCCAAGCGTGCCTTGCTGTGACGCTTCAAAAGGGTGTCTGTTAGGATCAGGCGACGATTGCGCAGCCGCCCGCGTTCCTTGATCAACGCTACTCGTGCCGTCTGCAAATCACGGAGATCGCGTAGATTTTCCGAAACGGGCTCGTCGGGCTCCAAGCCCAACGCGGCCCCCATGCGCGCCAGACACTGGGCGTCCACCGCATCCGTTTTGGCATGCGTGCCAAGGGCCTGCGCAAAGCGCCGCGCCTGCAGCGGATTGACCTTCACGAGAGGCTGCTTGCCCGACAGCGCCGTCTCCAGCCGACGATGATATGGCCCCGTCGCCTCAAACACGATGCGCGTCACCTCGAGGGCGGCCAGCCATTTCTGGAGGGCGCGCAAGCCCTGTGCCGAATTCTCGAAACGCCGCGCATCATCCGCCTCCAGATGAAATGCATCGAGGTGGCTTTTGGAAATGTCGATCCCGATGTTATGCTCCGTCATCTTCGCCTTGTCCTATCCTTGTCATGCGTGATCCGAACACGCGTATCCGTTCAGGCCCTGAGGTGAAGACGGCGGTCGACCTTACTCAGTATCGGTCCTGCAAGACCCTTGCTGACACGATCCGACCGCCGCCATGGCCCGCCATAAATGGCGTGGCGGGCCATGGCTCCCGATTACCCCGAGAACCAAGGAAATCATAAGACAATGCTGACCCTCGATCTGACGAATGCACCCCGCTGGCACGACCTCGCGCCGGGCGTACGGGTGCAGCTGCGTCCACTAACCACGGCGCTGATGGTTGCGACGCGCAGCGATGCGGCTGTCGAGGCGGTCCCGGCAGACGCTTCCGACGAGGAACGCGCCGTTGCCTTCGCCAAGGCGCTGGCGCGGCGGGCCGTGCTTGCATGGGAGGGCATCGGTGATGCGGATGGCAACGTGATCGACCCAAATCCGGAAGCCATCGACGCGCTCTTGGATATCTGGCCGATATTCGAGGCCTTTCAGTTGACCTATGTCTCCAAGGGCTTGCTGCTGGAACAGGAAAAAAACGTCTCCGCGCCCTTGCCGAATGGTCCTTCGGCGGGGGCGAGCGATACTGTGAAGCCTGCACGCAAACCTGCCAAGACTGCCCGGCGCGGCTGAACCGACCCACCACCTTTGAAGGCTGGCAGGTCTGGGACCTGGTCGGTCGTCTCGGCGGCCAGCTCCGCGTGCTGCCGGGCGCGGTGATCGGATGGGACATGTCGGCGGCACTGGCACTCGGTGAAGCCCTCGGCATCCCGCCTCTGGCCATGGCTGAACTGCTGCCCGTCATCGAAGCGGTGATGGTCACCAAACTCAACGAACAGATGGATCATTCACATGGCTGAAAAGCGCGTTTCTGTCCGACTTGCCGCAGTCGGCGGCCGACAGGTGCGCGCCGAGCTGGAAGGCGTGGGCGAAGCCGGGGCTCGTGGGTTCGGTCGGCTCAGCCGGGAGATGGAAGCGGCCAACACCCGCCTCGCGGCGTTTTCCCGTCGTGTTACGGTGGCTGCCGCTGCCGCCGTGGCCGCCGCCGCCGCTGCTGGCGTGGCGATGGTGCGTTCCGGGCTGCAAACGGTGGATGCGCAGGCAAAGCTTGCGCAATCGCTCGGCACGACAGTGGCTTCGATCCAGACGCTGGAGCGCGCGGGTGAACTCGCGGGCGTCTCCATCTCCGGGATCGAACAGG